GCAAACTGCTGGCCCCGACGCCGGATGCGCCTGTGGAGCCGAAGGTGAAGGTTAAGAAGACGGAGAAGGTTTGAGGAGGTTGGGCAGTCGAGGCCGTAACGTACAACTTTGTTAAGGCACACCAAGTTCTTCGGAGTCTTATGGACGACGCACTCTTGTGAGTAGCTGGGGTGGGATTGAGCATGCACAATCTGGTTGCCAGATCCGATATTGCATTTCATCGTGCAAGAGCGATCAGCCAGTTATTCTTCTAAAGGCAGGGGAAATAGAAAACTGGTGCTGCTAGAGAGATTTGAACTCTCGGCCTCTCCCTTACCAAGTATGTTCTTATCTTTTACTATCACTTTGCTTTCCTTTCATTATCTCCGATGCTAATTTCACCTTCCCCAATATTTCCCCATGGGAGATTGTTTATTGAGGATGCGAGATTGGATACGTTGATGTGTGCGTAGCGGAGCACCATCTTTTCAGAGGCCCAGCCTCCAAGCTCCTTGAGGGCGATCAGATCCCGGTTGGCGATGTAGTGCCATGTCGCCCATGTGTGGCGGCAATCATGAGGTGTAAAATCCTTGATACCGGCGCGCTTGCAGGCTCCCTTGAACCCGGTTTTGATTTGCCCGCCGCCCTCGTCGTCTTCCTTAACCTCATAGGGCTTTGCCCTATTTGTGAGGAACACAGCACCTTTGCGATGTTTGAGGTTTCCGAGAGCAACGACGACGCGCGGATGCAACGGCACGCCGCGATCGATGCCGGTTTTGGTGTCGAGAAAGGCGACGTGCGCGCGCATCAGATCTACGTCTTTCCAGTCAAGATACAGCGCTTCGGAGAGCCGCGCGCCCGTATAGAGCAAGAACGTCACCAGCGGCTTCAGGTGTGGCGAGCAAGCTGCAATGAGTGCATTCGCCTCGTCTGTCGTAATCCAGCGCACGCGGCCCTTAGGCTGCTTTGGGCGAGCAATGTCAAAAGGCGCGCACAGGCGATATTTTGCCGCCAGTTTCAGGATGGCCGATATCGGCGTGTAGACTTGGCGGTTAAGGGTCGAGGGAGAGGCGTCAGGATAGAGCTTTCTAGCGGCGCGATCGATGGCAAACTGGTCGATCTCATGCAACGGCTTCGTTCCGAAGTGTTTGGCGATCTTGTCGACAAAGCGGCTTGAGCCGCCTTGTTCGAGGTACATTACGCTGGCTTCAAGGAACGTCGCTGTTTTGCTGCGGCCATGGATACTACGGTCGAGCAGCTCCGCTTCACGCTTGATCCGGATTTCTTCGGCCCTTTTTTTGTCGTCAATGCCTGTAGTTTCATCCACTGCGATGCCTCTGACGGTGCCACGGATGTACCAGATTTTTCCTCCATGACGCTGGACGAGCTTGAGGGGCATGATAGTGACTCCAATAGTGCCTTTACGTCGGCATCCGTGAAAATCTTGCGCCGGCCGACTTGGCGGAAGAATGGGCGATCCTTGAGGATTTCCTGTAGCGTGCGGCGTGACACATGGAGAGCCACCGCTACGTCATCCATGGTGTGAAGTTGGGGCAGCGACATCAGTCCTTCCCCTTCTTCTTGGCGAGACGGCGCAGATCGGTGCGGCCCATGCGAATAGGGCTGGTCGGGCCGTTGAGCTTAAAGCTCTTGATCGAGCCGTTAGCGTGCATGCGCCTGATGGTGCGTGTCGAGCAGCCGAGCGTGTGCGCGATTTCCTTGATCCCGGCAGGGCTATCGTCTTTCATCTTTGCCACATTCCCTCGTGAAATCGGAATGCCGGCATCCGGTAAACTCCGGCGGCCGGCGTAGCTCGTGTCGGCAAATTGCCGAGCCTCAATCAATGATGCGGTCGAGAACATCGGCCGCCTTGACCATCAGGCGGCCGGCCGCATCGTTCGCGCGCGAATACAGATGGAACAGGTTTGGATCGTAATATTCGGATCCAGCTGCATCATCCATGCAACTCGACAGGATCTTGCTGATAGCCTGGGCCTCGAAGGCCATGGCGATGGCATCCTTGATTTCGCTGGTCGAGGGCTTATTCATGAGAGCGCACCCCCGAGCTTGCGGACGATGCGGTCAGGATGAACCACCTCTCCCGGTGCAACGAATTCGCCATTGAAGTAGACCCCGCCGAACAGATAATGTCTGCGATCCATGTCCGACCATTCGCGGGTGATCCACAACGGTACCAGATAGCGGCTGTGGCGATCCTCGACCTCATACATGCCCTCGCCGCTCCATTCGACGCGCGGACGGCGCACGCCTATCATGACGGTCGCGCCTCCTGTGCGGTGGGCGGCGCAGTCGCCGAATGTCTCCTCATATCCGGGATGCATGCGTACGAGGATGGCCTTGATCTGCGTCATGCACGCCTCAAGCTGCTCTTCATCGGTGAGCTGCTCCGTAACCTCAATCGTGCCGGAGCTGGCAAAAGCCGTTGCCGGCGCTGCGGCGCTTAAGCCGACCGCCGAGAGAAACGAACGGCGCGAGAGCGGCCCGAAAGCACCGCTTGCGTTCCCTGTCGAAATTGCTGTAGATTTTCCCTGCATCTTTATATCCTTATTGGTGTGATAAAGGGCGCAGCCGGTTCCTAGGCCGGGGCTGCGCCCTTTTGTTCGGATTTGACACCCTGTCGGATCATCTTCTCTTTGAGAGCCAAGACGATTTCGGCTGTCTGCGAGCGCATGTTTTTACTCGCCTCTTCAGCAAGCCACTCCTTTACTTCCATGGGTATATTGACTTTGAACTGTGCTTGAGCTGCGCTCAATTTTCCCTCCTTTAATAGGTAACTGGCTATTCACCAATTTGGTGCAAACTATCACGCACCAAATTAGTGCGCAACAGGACGCTATTGGTTTTTTCACCAAATTAGTGTTTATGGAAAAAATGGCTAAGCAAGATGACTACGTTCGCTACACAATACGGGTTCCAAAGGAGCCGTACGCAGCTATTGAGAAAGCGGCAATGGAAGCCGGCCGATCGATGAATGCGGAAATCGTTCAGCGCCTTTCTGATTCATTGGAAGTCGAGGCCGGTGGCGACCATCGTCTGATGCTGGACTTGCCCGAGGGCATGATGAAAGAGCTGTCGTTCAGCTCCATGGTTTATGACCAGTCGATAGAGGAATACGCGATATCGGTACTCCACCGCGACGTGGAACGCTTGGCTGAATTCCAATCGGCTGCCGATCAAATATTTGAGCTTGAGGGCAAGCTTACGGATAGGGATAAAGAGATTTCCTTCTTGAAATCACTATCAGAAAGCGACTTTTCGGCTTTCTATACGTCGGTTCTACTTCTATGGACACTCACGCAAACCGTGCTGAGGCATGGAAGCAAATTGCCGGCCGATGTTATCGACGAGATCGAGCGCCGGAAGGCATCTGCTGAAAGGATGATCAAGAACGCGGAAAGGAGAGTTTCCGATTCGCGTGATCACCTCCGGTCTGAAGGGGTAAATGACAGCGCAGCAGGTCTGCGGGATACGATTGAATCTCTACTGCGCCATGCGGCTAGAGAAATGGGCATTGATGACAGCAAGACATCCGATAAGGATTCTGCGGCATGATGCTCTAGGGCCTCCTGATATCACGCTTGACTTGCGCAAGGCCCTTGGTCATTTTCCTCTCAACGTATGGGAGATTTTATGATCAAGAATTTTCTAGTGTTGGTTAGTGTTTCTATCGCCTTGACCGCTTGCCAAACCGCGCCTGCCACACCGCTTGCACCGCAGGATTTCACGATTAATGCGCCCAAACTCAAGACGAAAGAGGCAATCATCGCGACGTTCTTGCCGAGAAACTATAAGATCATCAGGGACTCGGAATTTCAGCTCGTTTTAGATCGTCCGGCAGATGATAATTTCGGCGCGATGCTTCTGTATGGGTCTAAATTTAACGGCGTACCCGATGCGCGCGTGACCTTCACCATTACTGGCGATAACCCAACCCAGGTGAATTCCCGCTTGGAGCTTGTGACCAATCCGGGAAGCGGCTTTGAGCAGGTCACGGATATCAATGGCAACAGCGATGCAAGAGCTGCCCTCGAAAGAGGGATGACCATGGTAAGAGAGAAGGCTGAGGCGAAATAGGGTCAGCAAACTTGGTGAACCCTAGAAACTGATCACCCAAACAGCTTATCGAAGATGTCGGTAACCGTTTCCGGCTCCGCCGATCTCCCCCTAAACACCCTGTCGAAATCGTTGACAGTCAGGTAGATCACATTGTCCGTTGGCCGCTTGAGGTTGTTCTTGCGACGCTGCTGTCCATCCATGGCGCGATGGCTGTCGGAGCAAAAGCGTGATGTCTTTCGCCTGGCTTCGAATGGAACTCCGCACCAGGCGCACAGTGCCCGCCGCGACTGGTCCTTCATCTCCTCATCGTAGCACAGGCGGCTGCAGAAGCGCGTTCCGGCCGTCTTGCCGACGAAGGCCGTGCTGCATCGTAGGCAGCTCGCCAGTGCGTGCTGGCGCTTCTTTTCGTCCCGGCAGCGGATGCCGCAAAGGATCTGGTCGTTTCCGCGCGGCTTAAATTTCTGCCCACATTGAACACACTTCCGCTCCATATGGATGAGCATGGCCTTGTTGCGGCATTCCATTCCGCAATAGATCCGCTGCGCCGTCGTGGGCCGGAACGGCTGCTGGCACTGCTTGCACTGTCGCTCGTCGAGCTGCCTGCGCTCATGTCCCTGACATTCCGGGCTGCAATAGATCTGCTGTGATCGCCGCGGCTGAAACGATGTCCCGCAATGCCGGCATGGGATCGGTTCAAGCTTACGTCTTGCGATACCGGCGCAGGCGAAGGAGCAATATTTTCCACGGCGAGCGTCGGCGCCATAGGGCAGAAATGGCTTTGTGCAGACCTGACACTCGACCCGTTCGAAACTTTCGCGCTTGATCGTCAGCCCAGCGTTCTTGAGGCTGGCTCCTATGAGTTGCCGGCCTTCGCCTTGACACATGATGCGCGCGGCTCTCGCGCATTTGACTGAGCAATACCGTCCGCGCCGCGTCGTCTCCCCCAGTTCGACGGGGCCGCCGCACTGGATGCAAAAGCCGTCGACCCGCGTATATTCTCGCTGCCCTTCATCCCAATTCGGTCTGACGGCTCCTCTCAGCTTCAGGGCCTGCGCAACGAGGCCGGCCGCTTCGTGATCGGCGGTCTTCCACGCATGCCCTTGCAGGCAAAGCTGCGAGCGGATCGCCGCGCGCATATCGCCTTCCTGCTCGAAGGCGCTCGACACCCAAGCATTCATCGCCTGCGCGAGACGCCTGACGACGCGCAAGCGCTCACGGCCCGCGAATATGGCCGGTGGTGGGGGTGCCGAGCGCAACGGCTCGATCCACTGCAATCTGTTACGCTGCCTTCGTCCCATTGGCGCTACCCGAACAATGCATCAAAGAGGCCCGCATCGATTTTGCTTGCCGATCGATGCGGTAGCGGTTTTAGACCTTCGTGCCGGGCGCGGTTGCTGGCGAGGTGATCGAGGTAGGCTTCATCCATGGCGCGCAGGATCTCGACGTGGTGGGGCTGCATGGCGATCTGGTGAAGCTGGCAATAGGCGGCGATTTCGACATGGCTGATCGGGTTTGGACCCATCATGTGATAGCTTCGCGTTCGGCTGAGATCGAGGAACCAGCGCCAGAGCATGGAGCCGCCAGCCGGAAGGCGGGGCATCTTGCGCGTAACGAGACTTTCCACGGTCGAGTCGGTCATATGGCGTTTGAGACGTGAGAGCACCTTCATCAACGCCTCCGGGGGTTCTGATTGATCTGCGCAACACGATCCGGAAGCTGATTGTTCAGTTCGTTGACACCCCGTTTGGTGATCCGGGTTGCGGTATTCTCCACGAAGGCATGCAGGTTTCCGTCGTTATCGACGCTGACGCGGACATCCGACGTCACATGGACCCTGCTCGCCGAATCGCCGCCGGAACCGCCGATGGATAGCTTGCTGTTCGGCACGACCTGAGAGCCGCGCGGCAGGTTGACGATTTCCGGCCCGCGCTCGCCGACCAGGGCGACGCCGCCGGGTGCGTAATCCGTCCCGTCTGCGAAGCCGAGAAGCTTGCCGATGCCGGAGAAGATCGAACCGAACGTGCCTCCGGATGAAGTGGCCGTCGCAGGCTTGAAGAGACTGTCGAACGCCTGGTTGAGGATCATGTCTTCCAGCTTCTTCAGCAATTGGCTCAGAGCGTCGCTGAAGGAATTCGTGCCATCGATCGCACCGACCACGGACGATTTGAAGGTGCCGTAGAATTCGGCGGCGGCGTCCTCTGCCTTCGATTGCTCGTCCTGGACACGCTTCAATTCCGCCGCTTGTGCGGCGTAGGCGGCGCTTTCCTTCTCGATGGCGGCGATCTTGTCGGGCGATAGCGCAATGGAGTCGAGATCGGTTTGGCCCTTCTTACGCGCTTCCTCGCGGAGATCGGCAAGGGCGCGCTGTTCGAGATCCATGGCGGTCTGACGGCGCGTTTGCTCTTCATAACCGAGGCCGATGGTTGCCGCTTCGTCTTTCAGGGCCGCCGTTCTGTCCTTGATGGATTGGATGTCCTGCGCGAACCGATCGTCGGCGGTCTTCGGAACGGCGGTGCGCTTTGAGCCGTCGCCTTTCGACGTTTTGGTGGTGGCGTATTGTTTATCCTTGATGTCGATCGGATCGACCCCGAGCGCCGGCATGGTGGGTGCTGCATGGCCGTGCGGGGTTGCGAACGGCTTTGCCTGCGTTGTGGACGGCAGCTCATCCTTTCCTTTGGTGGCTGCGTCCTGCATCTGCGAAATCTGCCCCTCGACAGACTTCAGCATATTGCGGCCAATCGGATTGTCCTTGCCGTATTGGGCTATGATTTGCGCACGCTGGCGTTCAAGGTCCAGTAGCTTTTCCGAATTCGAAATCTGCGCTTTGCCGGTGCTGAGCGACTGATTGTAAAGGTCGAGGATTTCCTTTTCAGTGTTGCCGGGCGGAGCCAGATCGGTCAGCGGCTTGCCATTGTTCAGCTCCGTCGCAAGTCCGGTCAGCTTGTCCCATAATGTCCCGGCCTTGCCGATGGCGGTATCCAGATAGCCTATGATGCCGTTGATGCCAGCAATCATGTTGTCGAACTTGATATTCCCAAGCCCTTGCGCAACGTCCTCGATGACGCCGGCCGCCTTGTCGGCTGCGCCCGATGCCTTATCGAGATCGCCGACCGCGCGCGTCAGCGCCGTGCCCAGATCGGTGAACGCTTGGCCGATCGTCGTCGATGATCCCTGCAGCTTTTTGTCGAGATCCGACGATCCGGCAATAATGCCGTCGAACAAGGCGCGGCTGGAAAGCTGCTGGTTGTTGACGAGATTCTTCAGCTCCGCAACCGAACCGTTCGCCTGTTTGATGCCTTTCGCCGCCGCCTGCGCCAACGCCGGCATGCCTTCGACGATGGAATTGAACTCTTCGGCATGGACCGTGCCGCTGCCGAGCGCCTGGGCGAGCTGCAACATCGGGCCGGACGCTTCGGAAGCGCTGGTGCCGGAGACACGTAGCGCCTTTCCGACAAGATCCGTGAAGCCGACGAGTTGTTCGCTCGAAATACCAAGTTCCTTCTGGCTGATCGATACGCGGCTATAGAGCTGAGCGAGGCTTTCGATCGGCGCGTGGTTGCGCAGCGCGACAGCGTAGAGCTGGTTGAGCGTAGTTGTCAGGCTGTCGCCTGACAGGCCCGCCACCTTCAGCGCGTTGGTGATGTTGGTCGCGGAGTCGGCGAGGCTTTGCAGCGACTTGATGCCGACGAGCGCGGCGATGCCGCCGAAAGCCTTGCCGAAGACACCGACGCGAGCCGAGGTCGTCGCCATCGCCTGATTGATGCGGGCTGAAGCTCGCACCATGTCGGCTTCCATCTGGCGTGTGGCTCTCGACGAACCGGCCGTCAGTTGCTGATAGCTACGCGTACCGGTTCCGGACGCCTTTTGCATATTCTTCTCGAAATCACGGATCCGCGCCTCAAGTGCGACAACCAGTCGTTCGGTATCGTCAGCCATGACCTCTCCTAGAAATAAGCATGTTCGTCCGACCAATCGTCGGAATCGTAGATGGAAATACCGGAATCCCCGGCCGCGCAGCGGGCGACGGCCATGGCGGCGGCCACCGCACCGTCGATGCGATCGCGGCTCTTGCCCTTGTGGAAGCTCTTGTTGCCGGCCTTGTCGGTCTCGACGGCGATGTTTTCGAAGTTCCAGCGCAGGATAGGATTGCCGCCATGACGGAAGCGCCGGCCGATGATGGCGCGTTCAAGTTCCTTGATGGCCGGGGCCATCGTCACCCAGCCCTGTCGCATCTCGACGGCGGGCAGACCATCATCGAGGAGATTGTTCAGGATGTTGCGCGCCATGTGCGGATCGAAGGCGATCTCGCGGACTTCGAAGCGGGCGCACAATTCGCGGATATGGTCCTCGACGGAGCGGTAATCGACGACATTGCCCTGTGTGGGAATGATGAAGCCGTCTTCGGCCCAATCCGGATAGGGCACGCCGTCGCGATCCTGTCGGCCGCGCAGATTGTCGGCAGGGCAGAAATACCAGGGATGGACAACGAAGCCGTCATCACCGTCACGCCACGCGGCGACGACAACGGTCAAATCGCCCGTCGAGGACAGATCCACGCCGAGCCAGCAGGGCTTTCCTTCCAGATCGTCGAGATCGACCGGATGGTTGCCTTCGTCGTACACCATCATGTCAACGAAGGGATCGGCAAGATAATCGAGCCAGACGTTGAGGTTAAGTTGCTGGAAAGCCGCGCGGTCTGACGGGATTTCTTCCGCCTCGCGAGCGAGCTGGCGCAAGCCGTCAATATCCGGATAGCCATAGGCAAGGCCGGGATTGGCGGCATACCAGACCGCTTCGTCACGCCAGTCCGCATTGCGGGGCGTTTCGAAGAGGATCGGCAGCCAGGTCTGATCGTTGATCTCGCCGCGCTGGACCTTGCGGGCATAATCGTAGAATTCGAAGGCGACGTTCTCGTGCCCGCGTCCCGCCGTGCTGATGACCATGAGAAGCGAGCCGGGAACCTTGACGAGGCCGCTCTTGATCGCTTCCCAAAGGTCACGTTTCGGCCATGCGTGCAATTCGTCGACCAGCGCAAAGACCGGCGTATGGCCGTGGGCGGTACGGGCATCGGCGGAGATGGCCTCGAAGAAAGCGCCGTTCTTCGGATTGCGGATGCGGTTCTTCGAATCCGTCAGGTGGAGCCGGCCTTCCATGCGCGGATGCGCCTCGATTATGTCATAGGCTTCCTTGTAGGCAATGCGCGCCTGCGACCGATCGGAGGCCGCCACCATGCATTCGCCGCCCGGTGAGCTTTCCTTGCCGATCGTATGAAGCAATGCCAGCGCGGCACCCAGCGAGGTTTTGCGATTGCCGCGCGGCAGCATCATCGCAACCGTGCGTACGATGCGACGGCCGTCCGGATGGCGTGGGCCATAGATGCGGCGAACGACGCGTTCCTGCCATGGCGACAGGTCGAAATCCTTTCCGGGGAGCGTCGATTTCGGGTGCTTCAGCATGCGCAGGAACTGGACGGCGCGCTCCCCGTATTCGAACGGATCAGGTATTTCGGAGTCGTCAAAAATCCATGACACCATCGAACAACTCCGATTGCTGGCGGTCATAATCAGAGCCGCCCGAGCTGCTACCCTTCATCTTCGGGCGCGAGCGGGCAGCTGGCGTCAGACCAAGTTCGGCGGCCATGCGCTGGACGGTCGATTGCGCCTTGCCGAGAAGGCTGACGGCCGGGTTTTGCTTCAGGATTCCCTTGCCGCCGTCTATCAGCACGCCATGCAGTTCGATGGCCGCCTGCGCCTTGCGCATGTTCCAAAGCGCCATCACATAGGCATCGACCGTGCCGGACATGGCTTCTGTCAGCATCTGGCGACTGCGCAGATCATCAACGACGGCGAACCATTCGGATTTCATCGCATCGGGAATATGCGAAGGGACGGACGGCGCTTCGGTCAATCCACCCTCGATCACTTTCAGCTCTGCCTTACGGCCGCGCGTGCTCATGTTTCACCTATGGCGACGGTGCGGATTTCGAGGCCCTTACGCCGGCCGATCTCCTTCACCTCTTTGATGTTGTGGGCCATGCCGGCGTAGAGGACGCGATCGGCGTTGGTAATGCCGTCAAAGAAGCGCAACCGGAAAATCGTCACGGTCTCGTCGGCCGCGCCGTAAGCCCGGATAAACTCTTCGGTAGACGCCTGAATGATTTCGGCGCGCTGCGTCGTCAGGTCAGTCCAGTCGTAAGCCGGATTGCCGGTATCATCGACGATATAGGTTGAGCGCTGTATCGTGATGCTGCGATCGAGGCGGCCGGCTCTCATGCGACTTCCTCCACCAGGGCGGAGACGGTGACGACAGCATGACTGGTCTCGCCATCGGGATCGCGGAGATATTTCGTGTTGGAAATACGGATATCTGCGCAGCTATAATCGTCGCCGAGATCGAGGCGCCGGCCGGTAATGGCGAAACGGACGGTCGCGGAAATGAGCTTGACGCCACCAAGGCCCGGTTCGCGCTTCCAGATATGGATATCCATGAAGACGCGCAGGAGCTTGCGGGTGACGCTGTCGCCTTCATCGATGCTCTGGCCTTCGCCGATGATGATGGAAGGATCGGGGGCAGGGCGCTGGTTGCGATCAAGGATGCTGCCCGCAGGGACAAGCATGGTGACGGCTAGCGTCTCCACCAGCCGGACGCGAATGCTCTTCTGCAGGGCGATTTCGGCACTCATTTGCTCCCCCAATTGTCGCGAACCGCCTTGCTGATGGAGCGTTTGATCCGGTTTGTTATGCGCTTGCGGGTGAGCCGGACGGCCGGCCAGAAGAAGGGTTGTGGTGGCGCTTTCACCGTGCCGTACTCTTCAAGGTGGGCATAGCGAACGTCGGTATTGCCCGCCGTGACAAGCACCGTGTTTTCGGGAACAACCTTCGATCCTCCCGGCTGCGAATAGGCCGGCGTCGTAGCGCCCGGCGGCGTGGCAACGATGCTGTTTTCCAAGTCGCCGGTATCCTTCGGCGCAAGCTGTCGCATGACGCCTACCAGCTCTTCGCCGGATGTGATGATGGCCGGCTGCGCGGCTTCCCGAACGACTTTCGGTATCGCCTTCATACGCTGCTGGAAACGGGCGAGGCCGCCGTCATTCGCCATGTCAAAAGCTCCAGTTGCGGTATTCGCGCACGATGTCCTGCAAGCTAAAGGGCAAGGACTGCGCGGACACGCCGATGACGGTCGCCTCGCGGTTCTCGTACCAATGGGCCGCGAGTTGCAGGACGGCTTGCTTCAGGTCCTGCGGCACGCCGCCCGGATCGAAGCCCGTCGCCATCTCGAAACCGAGCATACGGTTGATATGGCTTTCGGCCGCTTCAACCTTCTGCGTAATGAGTTCATCATCGGCCGTGCCGGTGATGTTCATGTGCTGTTTGGCGGTTTCGAGATCGACGATCATGCGGCGGATTCCTCAATAATTCAGCAAGCGCAAAGTCTGCGTTTGCTGCGTTACGCGCCGGCTGATGCGGCGATACGGACGATGTTGGAATTGACCGCCAGGCTGATATTCAGCTTCATGACGCTGTTGGCCTGATCGAATGCCTCCGCCGCACTCATGACCTTGGCGATAAACAGGCGCTCGCTCGGCGTCGGATCTGCGCCGGTCGGCGGTGCATCGTTCAGCACAATACGGAATGCGTAATCATGAGGCGTCTTTTCCGCCGCAATGGCGGCTTGCTGGCCGGCATCGGCGTAGTCGATGTTGGCGACCACTTCCATGGTTCCGGCGCTGCGCGTCCCCTTGATGGTCTTATCGCGTCCCTCGCCGATAATCGATGCGGTGACGGCCTGCGAGGTATCGCCGACCGTGCCGATGGCATCGAGATTGCCGACCTCGACCCATGTCTGGCTCGTGAAATCGGCTTGTACGAAGTCGGTGCTTTTGTCTGCGAGTGTCGAGCCGATATAAAGCTTCGATCCTGCCGTCGCGAAAATAGGCATGTCAAAAATCCTTCTGCTGTCGCCGTTCGAGGCGCTGTTTTTTCGATACGTGGCAGGGCACGGATGCCATGGGCTGCCAGTTGCTCCGATCCCAAAAGAGGCGTTCATCGCCTCGGTGCGGGGTGATGTGGTCCACCATGTCGGCAACACGGCCGCAGCCGCAGGCACAAAGGCGATTTTCCGACCGCGTGAGGAACGCCTTGCTTTCGCGCTCCCACTCGCGGTTGTAGCCGCGAGCGCGGGCTGAAGGCCGGTTCTTGTCGTGGCGGGCCTTACGCTCACGGGCGCGACGCTCCTCGCACGGGCAGGCAGCGCCGGAAGCGATCCGGTGACCGCAGCCACAGATGCGAGGAGCTTTCATCGGCATGATCAGGCTACCGGACGGTCGGCAGCATCGCCAAGGACGGCGAGCGCAGCCAGAGCGATTGATGTGCCACCGGTCTTGGTGAGCGAGGCGCGAGCGTAGCGCTTGAAGCCGATATAACCGAGCTTGTACGTCGTCGAGGCCGCTAGGGTTGCGGGAACTTCGCCCTTGACCTGATCGTCGTCAACGTCGGTGAAGGTGGCGTTGTCGTCGCTATCCTGAAGCTTGACGCCGAAGTCGCCGGAACCGACGATCGCGCCTGTCGTAATGACGAAGGCCAGTGAGTTGAAACCGAGCGTATCGATGCTGGCACCATCGGCTGCCGCAGCCTGCACGGCCGGCGTAATCGCCTGCTTTGCAGCAATTTTGTAAACGATATCACGCATGATGAAGTCTCCGTTTAGGGGAAGAGGGTTCGCCAAGCTGGCGAACCCTGAACATGCAAGTTGCCAAGCTGGCGACTTGGCTATCAGCCCGTCGTCATCTTCAGTTTCTTGAACTTGGCGGCCTGCAACACGCCTCCGCCGACGCGGCGGGTCGCGTGGATGCGCGTCATGCCGTCGGTGGCGAGCAGGTAGGGGTTGACGAGGATCGATAGGCCCGAGCGATCGACGATGCGATAACCGGAGAAGTCGCCGAAGATGATGGGGTACTGATTGGCGGCGAGATCCGGCATGTCGGGCAGCTCGATGACGGGGCGGCCGAGAACGGTTTCCGGCTGACCCAGCTGGAATGCCGGCTGCCAGAGATAGCGGCCATCGCCATCCTTGAGCGTGCGGATGATGCCGAGCGTGGTGCCGTTCAGTCCCCATGTGCCGGAATTGCGGTACAGCGCCGGAAGCGAGTACATCAGCTTGATCAGCTGATCCGTGTTGAGGTTTGTCGCATGGCCGTTCAGGATCTCGCCGATGTCGGCATTTTTCATGAGGCCTTCCGGCTCAAGCGCGCCGTTGCCGTTGACGAAAGCTGCGCCTTCTTTCTGACCGAAGTCTTCGGACAGGGCGAGGCGCACTTCCGAATCCGCCTGTCCCGCCGAATCGGCGAGCAACTGGTTGGAAACATCGACGTAGGTGTTGACTTCCTTGACGACGATCTCCGCCTGACCGAAGGCCGGTTCGCTGCCTTCCTGCGCCTGCTTTTCACCCTTCCACTTGGCATTCGTGATGCCGGTGCGCTTCGGATAGGTCTGAGAAGGCGCTCCGGTCGAGCGGACGCTTGCGACAGAGCGAACCGGCGAGACAAGCGTGATTTCACGGATGAATTCCGTGGTCATTTCGGTCGGCGCGAGATAGCCGCCCTGCGGATCGCTGGAGACGGTCAACGCCTTCAGCTCGTCGGGCGGCGTCTGATTACCGAGGCGCAGATACGTGCCGAACGCCTTCTTTTCCTCGACGGCGGTTTCGTCATCCTTCTTTTCCGAGTTGCCGCCGGGGCGGTTTGCCTTGGTTTCGAGAGCCTTGATGCGATCGTCGAGTTTCGACGTATCCGTCTTGCCCTCGATATCCTTCAGCTTGTCGTCGACCGTCTTCTGGAAACCTTCCAGCGCCTTGGTGACGATATTGGACGGATCATCCTCCTCACCCTTTCGGATCAGGCTGATTGCACCGATGGCAGCGCTCGCCGCCAGGTTCGTTACGTGTCGCATGATTACCTCGCTGCGAAGTGGGCTGCCGCCCGGTTGATGGCCTCGGCGATGCCGATGGCCTGAAGAGCCGACTTGGCGCTGGTGACGCGCGCGCCGGGATGCATGCCCATGGTGACAAGGGAAACTTCCATGAGCCGAACCGCTGAGATCGTCCGGCCGCCGCCACGGCGGGGAGCCGATTTCTTGCTGGAAAAGCCGATCGACAGGCCACGCACCGCGCCGGCCTTGACCAGGGCGTGAACCTCGCGCGCGCGGGCAACATCGTTGATCAGAAGGACGCCCTTGACCTTCAGGCCGGCGTTGTCCTCGGCCGCTTCCGTCCATGTGCCGATCGGTTCGTTGAGGTCGTGGCCGAACAGCATCGGCAGGGGCAGCGACGTGCCGGCGAATGCGCCCTTCTCGATAATGTCGCCGACGCGATCGGGCGAACCGAAGGGCCATGCGATGCCGGAAATCTCGCCGGTATCCGTGACGCCAATCTTGGTTTCGAAGAAAAAGCGTTCCATCACATGCTCTCCGGAGCGAACTTGCGGCGGTCACCGGCAAAGGTGTCCACCTGCGCTTGCAGCCAGGAGGCGATTTTCAGGACGCGAACGATGTTCCTGTGGGTAGAAGGGACCGCCTTGCCATCCTCGACCGCTTCCATGCGCAAGACGCATCTGGCGAGGCTGTTGATACGCGCCGTTTCGCGCGCTTCCGCCGATACCGTGCCGTCCGACGCGGCCGCTTCGGCAAGCTCGTCCATCATGGCGATGCGCGCCATGCGCTGGACGTTGCCGTCCGGGCCAGCGATGACGAAGGCAATACCGGTCGGTTCGCCCGTCCACGGATTAAGGGCCTCCATGCGGCGGCCCTTGTCCTGATCGACGGCGTTCGAAACGATGTCTGAGAGGTCCATCATTCGGGGTTCCCTGTTCCCGGCTGTGCCGGCTTGCGAAGGTCGATGTTGGGGTTTTTGAACTCGTTGCCGCCGTCGTACGGGGCAGCACCTTCCCAGCCGCGAACCTCGTTCGGATTGAACACGCGGGAGCTGATCAGGCTGGAATAGGCCGTGGCGCGCTGTACCAGATCGGCGCGCGTCAGGTCATCGCGATCGAAGACGACGCGGTAGAGCTTGCGCTCTTCCGGCGTGAACAGCGCGCGGCGCAACGCGCCTTCCAGCGCCTTTAGCCATGGCTCAAGCGTGTAGACGAGGAATTCGCGGCCCATCTGTTCGGCGTTCGACCAGGTGGCGCGCGTCAGGTCGTAAAGCATCGACGGGGGCACGCGGAAGGCGCGGGCAATCTCGATGATCTGGAAGGTTCTAAGCTCAAGAAACTGCGCGTCCGTGCTGTTGAGCGTCATCGAGCGGAACGTCGCGCCATCCCACAGAATGGCCGTCTTGCCGGCGTTGTCAGCCCCCTCGTGCGCCGCCTTCCAGCCGGTTTTCATCTTCTTCAAGCCCTCGTCGCCGAGGCCCTTCGGAAACTCGATGACGCCAGACGGCCGCGCGCCATTTTTGAACAGGTTCTGCGCGTGGGTCTCCATCAGCTTGGCGACGTTGATGGCGTCAACTGCAAGCGACAGGGGCGAGCGGCTGAAGGGGCTGCGCAGGTGGACGATGCTGGCTGCATCAATCGGGCGACTGTTGATGGCATAGGACGGTTCGGCGCGGCCGTCCGTGCTGTAGTCGATCGTGTAATAGGCGGGCTCGTAGCGGACGATTTCGCGGATATCGTCGCCGACGCGACTGACCCATGCCAGGCCGCCTTTGTCGTTCGTCAACGCCGTTGCCACCAGGTCGCGGATCAGCTCGTAAAAGCTGCTCCATTCGTTCGGTTGATCCTTGAGCAGGACAGCCACCGGATGCGCCGTGTCTTCGGCCTCGCCATTGTCGCCGGACTTCATGACCTTCACGTCGAGGCATGCGACAGCTTCCGAGATCAGGCGGATCGCGCACTGGACAGCGGGAACGGTGAGTGCTGAACCGAGGCCGATCTTTCCGGCCGCGCCGTTGCCGGCGGTCAGCACGGCGATTTCCTCGTCGGTCGGATTGCCGAGTGATTTTTGCACAATTGCGGGCGTGGATTTTCGGAGGAAATTCAGCATTGCGATTTTATGCCGAAATTTTTCTGATTTGGAAATTTGACAACTGCGGACAGTGGATATCCAGCTAAGCCTTTGTGTCCAAAAAAGAAAATGGTTCTAATTGGAAAAAATATAGAGCGAGTCTCCCCCCGCCGGTCCCCACCAGAGGCCGAAAGTTCAGACCCACCCCCCGGCCATGGCGGACGATGTGCGAAAGCGTTCCCGTCTGGAACGCTTCGGTTCGTCTAACCCGTTTCCAGTCGAAACATGTTTGCTTGGCGCTCCGTCGAACCTGTGGAGCACGGCAGAGGCCTCCTTACCCCCTTCCAAAGCCATTTCATTTCTAACCGCGCGCTCAGTAAGAGAGGGTTTTTCAAAACGAGTCTTCGTGGGGCGGAGACGTTTGAACCCTATGCTACGCTTAATCCAGTCCACCCACTCACTTGAAACAATGCGGATGATGTTGGTCATGTTCTTTCGGCCAGGTCTTGGGCGAAACTCCACTTCGACATGCTTGGTGTCGTCTTGTCGCGCACGTCTGAAGGCGTTCTGCACCGTCGTGCGGCTCACGCCGGCCTTTGCCGCGATCTCGTCTATCGAGAGGTCACAGTAGCCGTCGTGCTTCACCTGATCGCATACCACCGACATGACGGCGCGCTCGCTCTCGGGGTAAACGTCGCGGTGTGAGGGAGGCATGCAGCCATCTGCTCCGCGTACACGCTTACGTTTGCGGGAGGCAACCTGATCCGGAGAACGCTTCTCAACCTTGAACCTTGAAATGAACCGAGAGGTCCGCTGCATGAGTGCAGGTAGTGGACCCTGAGACGCCTTACGCGTGATCGCCTGCCCTGTTGCATAGGCGCGCTCAAGCTCGTCATCACGAGACGTAGAGCAGCCAACAGAGCGAGCGAGCTTGCCCGGCCGATAGTGCCGGTTGAAGATATCAGATGTGGAGGAGGTCACTTGTCTGCGCCTCCCTGAGCCTTCAGCTTGGCATAGAGAGTGGCCTTGTTCTTCGGCAGGCGCTTTTCTGCGTTGCTGATGAGGCGTTCAGCTTGAAGCTGTTTTTCGGTAGCGCTCGTCTGTTTTTGCGCGATCTTGCGGCGCAGGCGTCCATTCTTCGCCATCAGCTGCGCCCTCCGAACTCGATCGTATGGGCGAGCTTTGCCGCTTCGATGGCCTCGATGTTACGGAGACCAAACTTTTCTTTCAAAACAGGGATAGATTTGCCGATGCACTGGTCGCGATGAGTCGCAAGCCAACGCGCTGCGTCGGTTATAGCCGCAGAACGTCCAGTGAACGAAGTACCCGGATTTTCCCCGTATTCATTGGCACAATCGCGATTTGTTCCGCCATCACCTTCCGGGGAACAGGGAGCGTGCTTGTCAGAAAGCGCAAAGATATCAGGTGGATGGCTGGTGCTGCTAGAGAGATTTGAACTCTCGGCCTCTCCCTTACCAAGGGAGTGCTCTACCCCTGAGCTATAGCAGCAAACCGTGGCGCTTTGGGCGCGCCGTATTGGGCGAGGCGGCTATTGCCATAGGTCGGGGCCAAGTGCAAGCCGCAAATTTCAACTTCTGTGAAAGATCGCGGGAAAAAATGCGTCGGCCTTTTGAAGTTGGGGGATTTCGGCTATGGGAAGCGCATGGGTGTGGATAAGACGAAAAATGATGAAAGGGCGATCTCGCAAGGTGGTTTGACGGCCGGCGAGGGGAGCGAAGGCGTGGTTGCGGCACCGGTTACCGAGGCGGATCGGCGGCGGGAGCGGGCGGCGCAGAAGCTGCGTGAAAATCTTGGTCGCCGCAAACAGCAGGTGCGGGCGCGCCGCGCGGGCCAAGCGGACGAGACGGATGGGCTGCCGGCCGCAAAT